GTTCAGTCCCTTAGTATTCACCCACGCGGTGTTTATGCAAGGGTACTACACAGAAATAGTCGGCGGTTTGATTGCGAACATAGGGTTATTAAAAAAGATAGCGCAGGCGTGCGCCCCCTTCACTGATCGTGTTTGGGGCATGCGAATGGTACGGCACGCAGCATACTTTCGCTTTGACACTTCCACCCAACCTGATGGTTCTGTCCGCGTCTGCGTTCATCTACCTGGTGATGACGAACCTCTTCACACCTTCATAACAATGGGCGTCCAGCCCATGACTGCCCAGCTTAACGCGTTCATTTACATGTTTAGACGCTACACTGTCATGCAAGTCCGCACAAGAGTCCACATGCATGCTGAACGTGTTGATGCTGATGGAAACCCGCAAGCATTACCCTTCGCAAAAGATGCTTTACTCCGACTAGCCTGTGCAGCCGCTATTCCTCAAGGAGCTAATTATAGCACTACTGCCATTGAGATTACTCCAAACCCAGTTATGAGTTCCTACTTCCCTATTGATGTCCCCACCGCAGGTTGGTTCCACGAAGCCTTCCAATATGCAGACATCTTAACCAACGGAGCAGCCAGTAAAGGCGCTGATGCCATATATATGGCTGGGGCTGGCGTTGGAGGATTCATTAAATCCCTTGATTCTGTTAGTAGGGATCAAGACTCCTTTATGATGAAAATACCTGATTATAAGGTTTTTGCTCGCGCTCAACTTGTCCTAGGTCACCAGCTAGGCATGTCGGTTTATCAAGATTGCGAGTTTAAATATGGGTATTATGACAATTTAAGGATGCAGATATCTCGGGTCAAAGCTGCTGGTCATACTAATATTAGGCCTCGAACTCTATGGCAAGATGGAAAGGATAAAGCTGTCATCGACCCAAATGGCAGCAAGCAAAGCCAACTACTTTCAACGTGCTTGATGATTGAACGCTGCCTCCATAACATCAGGGAGAAATTAAAGATACACCCCTCTTCTCGCCCTATAGAAGAACTCCCCGTGCCAATTGCTAAGTGCAACGTTAAATCAGAATTGAAGCTTCTTTCTGATTACGTTGAATACTCTGTCACCTCTAGCGAGTACGAGAAAGCTCGTGTCTTCTTCATCGTTCCAATCTTTCAAATTATGATAGCCCGCGCCATATACGAGCCAATGCATAACAGTACAAATAATGTGGGGTCTAATTTCGTTGGTTTTCCCTTTGCTTATGGGGGTATGAGGGACGTTCATGATTTCCTTAATCTTGATGATGATGAGCCAAGCATCTTTGTTTCTGGTGATATTAGTGGCAAAGATCAATCTTTTCCTTATGCCGCGCTTGTTATATTCTGCTCAATGGTGCTCCTTTACATCCCTGCTGACCACCCCGAACGTGGTTTACTTGAGACACTCGTTATATGGCTTACTCGATATACTGCAGGCCACGTTGTTGGATGGCTTCCCCCTGACCTTTGGAGAATAGTCCTCAACGCCTTGTTTTCTGGGGATTATAATACCAGTTTCTTCAACACTCTTCACATGATCCTAATGTGGATACATTACATCATGGTCATGTACCCAGGCCAGGAGATTGAGGTATTGCTAGATAAGTGTTTAAAATTCTTGGCCCAAGGTGATGATTACTTGTTCCGATCCCCTAAGAAATACTTAAAAATAAATGCAGAGACATGGAAGAGATTTATTAAAGAACACCATAACCAGACAGTTAAAGCTGGAAGCGAGATACAGACCAGCTTTATATACAGTGCCTACGACAAAGACTTTGAGATAGACAAGGAAAAGTCAAGTCTTCACAAATTTCTACAGCGATATTTCATCAAAACCACTCTTGGCACCCTCCCATTCCGACCTTTCTCAGTGTACGTACGCAAAGCTACCGCTTGGAAGAATCTTACTGTCTGCGAGTACATGCAAAAACTCATTGGCCTTGCTTTCGACACTATGGGCACAAATATTCGTGCGTATGAGTTTCTCCGCCTCTTGTTTGAATGGGTCAAGAAGAAGAATAACATTAGTCGTTCAGACCTTGTTAGCGCTTGGGAATCAAGTAAACACATGGCATACAGGAGTATAAAATTCAAATGGGGTGTAGACTTGACAGCTGCTGATTTCGCAACATTTCCTTCCATTGCGAAAATTCAAGACTTGTTTTTAAAAACAAATTTGAATGGTACTCTCTTTAAGATCAGGCAACCAAGGCAACCACAGATGTACTGAACAATAACGATAATAAATATATA